TGGGCTTGGAGGGAGTTCTCGCCGAACTTCCTGGCCGCTTCAGTAAGGCGCTTGGAAGCTGCGATGAGCTTTTTAACCAGGCTGTGAAGATGTTCTTTGTCCATGGTTAACTGGTTTGCAATTAACCCTAGTCAGGATCTACTTCAACGATTCCCTTTTTGAGCATATGCTCAAGTTTCTGCAGTTTTGGCAATAGTCGAGGCTTGTACAAATGTTCTGCATTAAGAAGTTGCAAAGCCGTTTGATTGTTCACCTTAAGAAGAGCAACTAGAAACTTCGCCTCTTCGTAGGTGAGCTGCAGATTTTCCACCGTGTCATTGAACATTGAAATTCTCTTTAATGCTAGAGGAATTGCTCCAGCCAGTTGATGTCGTCTTCTTTATTTGCAGCAAAGATAGCTGCTGCCATGGCAAAAGCATGGTCGTCAATACCTGTTTGCTTGCCGCCGCTAACGGTCCACTGACCACCTGCCTTATAGGTGACGGTGAGGTTTTTGATTTCGTTGAGAGCCTTCTCGTGGTTGTAGATGTTGATGTGGCCAGCGTTAAATAGCTCACGCATCTTGGAGAAGGCTTTCACTTTGGAGCTGATGGTCCACGTCAGCTCTTCGATGGGCAGCTCCCCAGCAAGGCTTTGGATGGTGCCAGCGCTGTTGTATTGGTCCATCACGATCTTGTCAAAGATGTAGAGGCTGTGGTGCTCCTTAATCCAGTCCTCAACCATGCTGATATTCACTTCTTTCCTTCCATTGATTTCAAAATCAGCAGCGAAGGTATGAAATTTGTCGACTACGAGGGTTGGCCCCTCAAAATGAACGATACAAGCGGTGTAATTATCCCTTCCAACGCCACCACGAGCCGGGTCAAGAGCCAAGACGTAGCTGCCTTGAAAGCTGGGCCGTGGAGGCAGGGACAAGCGTTTTTCATCAACGCAAGCATCAACAACATCACTATTGATCAGGGCTGAGAGGTTGGTGGCGAACTGAGCGCCATATTCCACCTTGAACTTGTCTGGATCGCGTTCGCGTTCCATTTCAAGGAATTCACGGCTGATCGTGGGATTCATCTCCCACGTTGGGAGGTTTACAGCCTGCAAGTAGGGAAACCGCCCAGAGGCGGCTTCCTTGAAGTGCTGATAGAACAGGCCGTCAGTCAGCCATGGTGAGGACAGCTCCAGAATCTTGCCATGGCCACCGAACTGAGCTACTGCCGGCGAAAGTGCGTCGTAAATGCCCTTGCCACCGCTGTTCGCATCTCCATCCACTGCAAACGCAAGCTCATCGAACACACAAGCACAACAAGCGAGGCCACGAGCCGCTCGTCCCGAAGTGGGGATTGCTTTGAAGACACAGCCATTGGACATCTCTAGCTGGTCAGCAGTCTCGCGCACAATCTCTTGCGCGAACGGACTGTCAAGGATTAGTTGACGAATGTTATTAAGAGCAATGCGACTCTGATCTTGACTGTTGGCAACAGTAAGCACGTACCAGCGTTCGCCTTTTCTTACTTTCTTTTTGTATTTATCTTCTAAAACAAAACAAATGTAAACGCAAGCTACAGCGGCCATAAGCGTTTTGCCAGACCGTCGCCCCAGAGCCCATGTTGCTTGTGTGTATCCACCCTTAAAGAAACTATCGAGAATCTCGGCTTGTTTTGGGTAGAGTTCCAGCTTCAGAGCGTGTTTTGCAAAATCACTACAAGAGAGCATGCATTACATATTGCTTCAGCGACAGCATAGGAGAAAGAAATCGCTTGGGCACTGAATAACAAGGTCGTCCCTTCACGTATTCTTTCACATATTCCTGCTTCATTGCTTCTTTGCCATGTATCCATCCATGCATTAGAACTTCCTTGTTTTCTACGGTCACGAGGACGAATGTCTTTTTGGGGCAGTCATCGAGTTGAACAAGGAGATCGTAATAATGACGCGCTCTGGTCTTCACATCGATATTGGGCGGAAGGTCTGCACTCCCTCTCGTGGGGGTCAAGTCTTTATAGAGATGGTCTTGAAGGCCAAGATACGTTGCAACTGCCATCTCACCACCAGCGCCCAATTCGTGATACTTGGCGGCCAGCGCCCCCTGGGCCGGACCATTATTTCGTCCCGACAGCCCAAGACCTTCGTTCACTGATTGACGACGATGTGCTTCGGCTTTGATTGCAGCCTTGTCACTTGCAGTGAGGGAGATGCGCACGGCATCAAAGTTCTTCTCCATCGACACAACGTGTGATTACAGCGAAACATATCGCCTCCATAGAATAAAAACAACCACCTTCTGGTGAAGGTTTAATTAAGGATTGACGATGGCTGAAATCACTGGTGGCGAGGTTCATCTCGGCCATAACGGGAATGGTGACGTTCGCATTGACGGCCTGCAAAACGTGTTTACGGGGATGGGCACAACGCGGGACAAGACCACACGCACAACGGTGAATGCGATCAAATTTATGCCCAAGGAAGACCTAGAGGGTCTTTATGTGCATTGGTTGATGCGTCGCATTGTGGATCTCGTTGCAGACGAGGCCACTCGTCAAGGCTTTGAGATTTTGTTTGGTGGGGAGGGCGTGAATGCTCAGACGCTGTCAGGCGTTGAGCAAGCCATTGAAGATTTGGAGATTCTGCATAATTTCAATCACGCGGCGAAAACGTCTCGTCTCTACGGCGGCAGTGCAATCATCCTTTACATCGACGACGGTCGCCGTGCTTACGAGCCTGTTGACGTGGACAACATTCGTTCCGTGGAAGGCATGGAAGTGCTGGACCGTCATCAGATTGCTCCTGTCATTGACGAGGACAGTCTTTATGACTATTCCAAGCCAACGCACTATCAGATCATTTCTGGCGATCTGATTCAGCAGCCCAATCTTGTTCGCATTCATAAGGATCGCATTCTGCGTTTCGACGGTATTTGGTTGCCGTATCGCGTGCGTCAGAAGAACTACGGCTGGGGCATGTCAGTGCTGCAGAGCGTGTATGAAAGCTTCAAGCATTACTACACAGGCACTTCGTCCATCGCCACTTTGCTCACTGAATTCGACATTTTCGTCCACAAGGTGAGGGGCTTGGCCTCGATGTTGGCTGCAGGCAAGGAAACGCAGGTCAAGAACCGCCTGGAACTGAATGACATGAGCAAGAGCATCTATCGCGGCTACGCGATTGATGCGGAGAAGGAAGAACTGGCATTTGTGAGCCGCCAGTTTGGCGGCGTGTCAGAAATCCTTGAGAAGCTTCGCTTGGACGTAATTGCAGCATCTGGCATTCCTCACACCTTGCTATTTGGCCAGTCACCGTCTGGCCTGGGTGCCACTGGCCGTAGTGAAGAACGTGACTTCGCGAAGGTGTGTCATCACTATCAAGAACAAAACTTCCGCAAGCCTCTGATGAAACTGATGCGGTATGTGATGGCAAGCCGCACTGGTCCGATCAAAGGAGAGCAGCCCGACAACTGGCGTATTGGCTTCAAGCCATTGTTTCAGATGAATGAGCGAGAGCTGGCGGATGTACGTGCGCGTGTGGCTGCTGTTGATGCTCGTTACATTCAAGTGGGAGTGCTTACGCCTCAAGAGGTGGCGGATTCGCGATTCGGAAAGAGCCAATACAGCATCGAAACCACTATTGACCCCTCCAATGTTCGTGAAATCCCCGAAAAAGCTCAAAAGGGTGACGTTCCTCCTGGTGGCCGGGATCCTCTTGACCAAGCCAATGGAACACTTCCCATTGACGGCACGCGCAACGCAACAGATAGCCAGGAGGTGGAGGATCAGGGACAAGCGGGCCTCTACCTACCCGGAGATCTGGAGCACGTTCGTGGTGATGTGAAATTCACTGACAAGGCGTTGCATTCCAGGGCCGTGTCAGCGGCTAAGGCAAAGTTCAAGGTGTGGCCGAGTGCTTATGCGAGCGGCTATGTGGTGCAGCGCTACAAGGAAATGTACAAGCGCAAGCATGGAAGTCTTTCTGGCGCATTTAAGAACGACGAGGGTGAGGTGCATGTTGATGATCTCGCCAAGTGGTTCAAAGAAGAGTGGGTGAGGATTGGCGCCAATGGAGAGATCATTGGACCTTGCGGCGGTCGTGGCGAAAAAGAAGGCAAGCCAAAGTGCTTGCCGAAGGCAAAAGCACAAAGCCTGTCGAAGGAAGAGCGTTCAACGCTTGTAGCTCGCAAACGTCGCAAAGATCCCGACGCTGATCGCAAGGGCAAGGCCAAGATGGTCAGCAGCAAGGTTGATGCCAAGGATCCTGCAGCGCATGCGCACAAAACCAAAGAAGAGGCGGAGTTGGACGCAAAGAAGCTGGGCTGCGACGGTCACCACGTCCATGAGACAGGCGACGGTCCCGTGTACATGCCCTGTTCTACGCATGAGGTGTTTGAAAAGGTTCATAAGGAGTTCCTTGAGAAAAAGGAAGATGCCATTGAGCCAGTCAAGGCTGAAGGATTGATTCTTTCTGACATTGACGAAGCTGCTCAAATCACGGCTGAGGACATCGACGCTGCCTTGAATCAATGGAAACAGGAGGCACCAGAGCGCTTTAAGGACATTCTGGAGGCAGAAGATGCTGAGCCCACTAAGTGATCCTTGGCCGCGCATGGATGCGGACTGGACTTATGACCCGCTGGTGGGGCGCTACAGGCGCCCCTCCGGCAAGTTCATGAGTGAAAAGGCAGTTATTGCATTAGTCGACGGCCGAATTGTTGAACTTGGCAAGGACTTACGTCGTTTTACGCGAATGTTGATTGATGGAAACATCACTTTGGATCAATGGCAAGGAAGCGTTAGAGAGGCCCTCAAAGGCGCTCATATTCAGGCAACTGTGTTGGGCCATGGTGGTCGGGCTCGTATGGGCGCTAGAGAGTATGGCCGCATCGGTCAGAGACTTCGTGCGGAATATCGTTATCTCCAAGGTTTTGCTGGCGATGTTTTGGCTGGCCGCGTTTCTGCTCCCATGGCTCTTGCTCGTATCCAGCTATACGCTGAGTCTGTACGTGGCAGTTACTGGGAAGGAACCACGCTTCGGCAAGAGAAGCAAGGGTATTCAATGATGCGGAGGCGGCTTGATCCTCAAGCCGCTCATTGTAATGATTGCTTGAGATACGCAGGGGCTGGATTGGTTCCTATTGGCAGTCTTCCGATGCCTGGTCAGCGTTGCGAATGCAGAGCAAGGTGCCGTTGTTTTGTTGAATACAAGCGTGGTGCTGGAATCAACGTGACGGTTTAATTTTCGTTACTAAGATAGCGTCGAACGTACCGCTTCCATGGCGAAAATCCTTT